TTCGTCGGTCAGGTTTGATCCTGATCCAATAAGGAGCGCCCATGTCCGGAGTCCAATTCGCCCAGAACCTCAAGACCGAGCTCGACCACGGGAACCCGAACACCCTGGGAGACGTGGTGCGCAAGATCAAGATGGGCACCATGCTCAACAAGGTGAAGATCGCGTTCACCAGCCTCACGACCGCGACCGCGCACAACATCACCGACGCGGCGCACGCAGCGCACGGAAGCCCCGCGCCCGACGCGGACACCGAGCCGGCTGCCGCAGCGTATCCGCCCATCGGGCAGATCGTGGCGCTGCGCGACACGGGCGGTGCGACCGGCGTCTACGTCGCGGGCGACTCGGGCTGTACGCCGTTCGACGCGTCGGGCTCGCACCCTGGCGTTGTGGCGCTGTCGGATGATGGCAAGACCATCACCTTCAACACGACCACGACCGGCTTCGTGCTCGAGTATTACCCCGCGCCCGACTCGCCGATGAGCACGGCGTTCGCGGTCGACTGACGAACCGAGAGACCTCCTACCCAACTGTTCAACGTAGCCGGTCGTCCAGAGCGTCGACCGGCGAATAACAAAGTCGCCCGGCAGGTGAACTTCGTCGTCCACGCGGACGGCGGCGGTGAACAGCCGGAATTGACCGGACGGAGCAATCCGCAGGGGCGAACATGGCAGAGCCGACAGTCACAGTCGTACCTGGAACACCCACATCCGCAGCGCCACCCGCGCCCCCACCGGGGCCGGCCCTGACGCCAGCGGCAGATCCACCGGCACCGGCGCCAGCATCAACGACGACGGCACCTCCCACAGTCGACAACGGCGAGCCGTTCGGCATCCGCAAGAACGGGAAGATCGTTTCCATGCCGGAGTCGGCCTTCAAGAAGATGCGCGAGGAGGAAGGCAAGAAGGCCGAGCGCAGACTTGCGAAGGAAGCTGGGTACGAGTCGGTCGAGGAGTACCGAGAAGCCGTCAAGGCACTGAAGACCAGGCCATCGGCGAATCGCGCTCCCCCGACGACTCCGCCAGCGCAGCCGGACAACCGCACGCCAAAGCCCGGGGACAAGGACACCAACAGGCTCCGACGGGACATGGACCGCATGAAGCAGTCCCTCGCCCAGGAGAACAAGCAGCGGAGGCTCGCCGAGCGCGAGTTGTACGCGACGCAGGCGGAGATGGCTCTCCGCGACGTGGCGTATCAAGAGGGCGTCAAGGACGCGGACTACGCCATCCGCCTCTACACTCGGTCGCTCGAGGGGAAGACCGAGGAAGAGTGCAACAAGTCCGACGAGCGGACGTTCTTCCGCGAGCTCAAGAAGAGTCACCCGTATCTTTACGGGGAGCGCACCGTACCGGCCACGACCGGCGTCAATGCGTCGCCTCCCCCACCTCCGTCGCCGACGGACGTGAATAGGAACGTTGTTGATGTTGGAAAGGTCGACGCTCGGAGGATGAACGACCAGCAATTTGCGGAGCACCTGAAGAAGCTGGGTATCCGGAAGTACGCCTGACGCTGGTGGCCCTCGTCCGCGCATCGATCCAACGCTGTTGCTGTAATTGGATGTGATGCGGTAGGTTTTAATAAACCTGGATCCACAGGATCCAACAGACGAGGGCCACAACGATGGCTTTGGATTTCTCAGTCTTTCTTCAGGACCCGCGATTCCGGGCGATCGTTCAGGATGGAGTCCTCGAGCGCGCCTTCCACGACAGCCTGTACCCCGCGCTGATGTTCCGCCAAGAGGCGGACCCACAGCCCTTCCCGGGTCACGTCGGTGACTCGATGGTGTTCAGCGCGCCGGGTCTGATGAAGACCAAGCAGCGTCCGCTGAAGCCTGGCGACGACGTGCAGCCGTCACAGTACGGCTACGAGCAATGGAGGGCGACCGTCCAGAAGTACGCGGACGCGATCGACACCGACATGCCGACGAATTACGTCGCGATCGTCGACTTGCTGATGCGCAACATGCATCAGCTCGGCCTCGGCGGCGCGCAGACCCTCAACCGGATCGTCCGCAACCGGATGTACGCGGCGGCCGAGTCGGGGTGGACGGTCGCCCGTGGCTTGCAGTCGAGCGTCACGTCGCTTGCCGTTCATCGTCTGAACGGCTTCACCACCGCACGCCGACCGGATCTCGCGGCGGGCTCTCAGGTGGCGTTCGCTCCGGTGAGCGCGACCAACCCGCTCCCCATCACGGTGAACACCACCACGGGTCCGGCTGTGGTCAACGTGACGGGCTTCACCTCGGTCACGGCCGGTGACGAGGTTGGTCCTGGCACGCTGACCATCGACAGCGCCGTGTCGGTGGCCGACCGCGCCTACATCCAGTCGAGTGACGCGACCAGCATCGTCCGCGTCGGCGGCGCGCTCCAGGTCGACGGCATCACCAGCGCCGACATCGCGAGCTTCGCCGCGATCCGGACGGCGGTGGCCCGGTTCCGCACCCAGAACGTCCCGGCGATGCCGGACCGTCGGTTCCACTGCCACATGGATCCGACCTGGGAAGCGCAGTTGTTCGCCGACGACGAGATGCAGCGGGTCAACACCGCGTTGCCCGACTACTACATCTACAAGGAGTTCTCGGCGGGCGAGATCCTCGGTTGCCTCTTCGTCCGGAACAGCGAGTGCCCGCTGCCCGAGACCGTGACCCAGGACTCCTCGCAGACCGACTCGTTCAGCCAGGACGACCCCTTCGCGGGCGAGCTCTACTCGAACGGCCTCACGGGCGTGAAGCTGCACCGTGGCCTGTTCGTCGGACAGTCCTCGATCTACGAGTATTACGCCGATCTCGACGAGCTCATCTCCGAGGCGGGGGTCACCGGCGAGGTTGGCTACGCGAAGATCGTCAACAACGGGATCGACGTGATGGCCGACCGCATCCAGATGATCATTCGTGGTCCGTTGGACCGCCTTCAGGAGAAGGTGTCCTCCGCGTACAAGTTCATCGGCGACTGGCCGGTGCGCACGGACGCGGCGGTCGGCGACTCCGCCCGCTTCAAGCGGCTTCAGTTGGTCATCTCCGGCGAGTAACCGGGAACCGGACACACGCTTTGAAAGTACACGCGCGCAGAGGCGGTTTGGCCCCGTGGCGGTTCGCTGCCACGGGGTTCGTCTGCGCGCTCTCAGTCTTGCTGACCTCGTGTCAGCATGCCGGGTCGCAAATCCTCCGTGAGGATTTCTCTGCCCCACACTGGTGTGTGATGCAGTCGGCCCACCCGAGCGATGAACTGGTCAGCCAGTTCTACACCAACGATCGGGCTCCGGGGCTTCGTGCCCCACCCAGCGAACGGACTTGTTCCATTCGCGTTCGCAGCGGCATTGATCCAGAGCCGACGGTCATCGTCTCACGCTCAATGCAGGGCTCTTGCCTGAGTCAACTCGACGAATCACGGGGATTCCGCCCTCACGGTCGGGAAAAAGACCGGCACCCCATCGAATCGACTTGTCGACTCGCTGCACTTTTCTGACCACGAACGAAGGAGATGGAGATGGCCTTGCTTCCCAAGAAGAGTGACTCGAAGGACGCGCCCCCGACTGAGCTCGCCGACCTCGGCGCCGCCGCGATGGGCGACGAGAAGCCAGTGCCCGCGCCCATGGCCGCAGCGATCGCGAAGCCAGCGGCACCCGCAGCGCCGCCGAAACCGAAGCAGTTGTTCCAGATCGGCGCGGACTGCAAGTTCTCGGTCCACGGCCAGATGGTGAAGTTGCACAAGGGACGCATCATCGATCCGGAGCACTTCCATCCGAATTGGATCGCGTCGGCCAAGGCCGCTGGCGCGGACCTGCAGCCCGTCAAGGCCTGAAGGCGTCTCGTCGCCCGGCTGCTCGCGTGGTGGCGCTGGCGGCGGTGTCTGAGCGCCACGCGTAAGACATTGAGGAGCCGGGCTTGCCGCTTACCGATCTCGAGAAGGCCAAGGTTAAGAAGCATCTCGGCTACCCCGTGGTGAACACGGCGGCCGGCATGTCCTTCGGCATCCCGATCCCTCTCCAGACCCTCTTCATCGTCGACAGCGCAGTCACCTTCATTCTCGAGGCGGTCGTCCCGGACGTGAGGAACATCCTCAACGTCATGGACGGCATCGAGCAGAAGATGGTCGATGGCCAGGACTTCCTGCCGGCGTCGAAGGTCGACGACATCAGCGTCCGGCCAGATCACATCGAGCGGCTCGAGGACGAGTTCGCGCGCTGGGGCTGGCGGCTCGCGAACCTGATCGGCGCCTTCCCCTACCCGCTGAGCCCCCGCTACAAGGGCCGGTCGACGGGCGGGGTAGTTGCCGGGATGATCCCGTCGAGGCGCGGCTGATGGGGAAATTCGCCGACCCGACAGCGATGACGCTGCGCAATACCCTTGCGCAGAAGCTCATCAAGCCAGTCGACGCCATCCGGAACATCGCGACCGTTCTCGGCGCGCGGCCGTACAAGATCCGGATCGTCCGCGTTCGCTGGAGCACGGGGACGCGCGGGGAGGGTGTCGGCGAGGCGCTCTCGGCCATGGACCTCCTGCCAACGCCGAAGATGTCCGGGCTCGGTGCCGTGAAGGAGATCGTCAACCCGATCGGTCTCGACGAGGCTGGTGAACTCGAGGTGACCCAGATCTCCGGGACGTTTAGCGAGAACGATCTGCGCGGGTACGACTCGGACGGAGCGCCGCCGGCGGATGGCGACGAGGTGTTCTACGAGATCGAGTTCCCGCAGATGGACGGCCAGCCTGGACTCAAGCGCCGCTTCCTGCTCTCCGGGGCGCCCGAATACCTGGCCTCTGCCTGCCAGTGGAAGATCACCCTCAATCGTGCGCACGACGACCGGGCGCGGTTGGAGTCGCCGCTGTGAAGATCGACGTGAGCCATGCACGAGATCTCTACAAGCGCCTCGGCAGCGCCTTCGAGACAGGTATTCGGCGCGGGGTGATCCTGGCTTCACAGCGCAGCCGGAAGTTGGTCATGGACCGGACCCGAACGAGCTCGCCACGGACGCGTGTGCTCACGAGCGGAGCTGGCGCGTTCGACACCGGCCGCTTCCTGAACTCATGGAAGGCTGAGGCCGGGACCTCGCTCTACATCGCCAAGCTGTTCAATGACGCGCCATACGCGGGCGTGATCGAGCACGGTCGACGGCCAGGGAAAGGCGTACCGCCAGGCGTCCTCGACGCGTGGGTGCGCCGCAAGTTGGTCGGTACGCGGCGCCGCGGCGTGAAGGCCATCAAGGAAATCGAGTCGCTCGCCTTCCTCGTGAGCCGAGCAATCAAGCTGCGGGGCATTCCAGGGCGCCGCATTCTCGCTGGCGCGATGCCTCAGATCGCGGAGATCACCCGCGAGGCAGTCGCGTTCTCGATCGCCGTGGCCGCGCACAGCAGGGGCGGTGCGGCATGACGATGGTGCCAAAGGGCGGGCTCCCGTCTCTGGGTCTGACGCGGCTGATCACGAAGCCGTCCGACCCGCAGAAGTACATCAGCAACCGAACGACCGACTCCCGCACGGCCATCTGCCAGGGCCTCAAGGAGTACATCGAGCAGTTGTCGATCATCGGCAGCGGTGGCCAAGAGGGCAGGTTCAAGAAAGTCGTCG